GCTCGGCCGCCTGCACCTTCATCGGCCCGCGCACGTTCGCGACCGCGCGGCGATCGGCGAGCGTCGCGTCGCGCCAGCCGCTCCATAGGATGGCGACGGCGTTCTGCAGACCGTTGGTCGCGGTGGGGTCGTAGGGGCCGTATTTGTACGCGCCCGTCACCGCGATCGTGAAGCTGTCGGCCGCCGCGAACGCGGTGGCGCCGGCGGTGATCGTGAACTGCAGGCCGCCGGCGTTGAACGCTTGGCCGGTCTGGCCGTGGCCGATCTCGATGCCGGTCGGATCGTTGACGATGAAGTGCGTCGCATCGTCGAACTCGACCGAGTAGACGCCCGAGCGGACGCCCGGGCCGACGGCGATCGCGCCGAACATGCCGTTGCCGACGTTGGTGCCGAGCGCGGACGCCGCGGCGACACCGCCGATCAGCTCGGCGCCGAGGACCAGGCCGGCGACGCACGCGCCCGAGCCGGCAATGAGGATGATCGCCTCGCGCGTCAGCATGCCGTCGCTGGGATCCCAGACGACGTAGCCGCCTTCGCGGCGGTTCTCGACGAGGACGGGGTTGGTGGGACTGCCCATGAGCGGGCTCCTTTCTCAGGTGCCGCCGGCGGCGCCGGCCGTGATGGTGGGGGGGTGGCGCCGGTCAGCGCAGCTTGACGCCGACCTTCGCCCAGGTGGCATCCCAGCTGCTCTTCGTGCCCTGCTTGCCGCTGGGCTCGGTGTCGCTGCTGAGGTTGCGGTTGAGGCCCGTGCGCGCGGGGCGAGCGTGCCGGTTGCCGCCGGCACCGCGATCGGCGCCGCGCCCCTCCTGGCCCTTCAGGACCGCGATCGCCTCCTTGCGGGTCATGTTGGTCTCGAAGGCGAGCGACATGGCGAGCGGGACGTTCTCGGCGGCCGAGCGGTGCGCGAAGATCGCCGCGCAGCGTGCACGCTCGCGGCGACGCGCGGAGGCGGACGCGGACTTGCCCGTCATCTCCTCCTTGTCGTCATCGTCCTCGGCATCATCGTCATCATCGTCCTCGGCGCGCGCCTTGCCGCGCTTGCCCTTGGGCTCGTCACGATCGTCGTCGTCGTCACCTTCGTCGTCCGCCGCGCGGCGTGACCGCTTGCCCTTGGGCTCGTCGTCGCCCTCGTCGCGCTCGTCGTCCTCAGCGCGCGCCTTGCCGCGCTTGCCCTTGGGCTCGTCACGATCGTCGTCGTCTTCCGCGCGATCCTCGTCCTCGTCCTCCTCGGCGCGCGCGTCGTCGTCACGGCGATCGTCGTCACCCTCGGCGGCGCGGCGCGAGCGGCGGTTGCGGGTGAGACCCGCGAAGTGCGCGAAACGGCTCGCGCCGGCCGTGAGACGGCTGGTGTTCATGGTCGCTCCATTTGTGATCGGCGCGATGCCGTGGTGACCGGGCCCGGGCGCCCGGCCGGGATCAGTCGAGCTGCTTCAGCAGCGCCCGGAAGGCGGCGTCGGGCGCCATGACGGCGTCGGCGAAGCCGATGTCCACGCCCTGCCCGCCGAGGAAGGTGCCCGCCTGGGTGGCGGTGACGTCCTTCTTCGCCATCCCGCGGTTGCGCGCGACGGTGGCGTCGAAAAGCGAGCCGACCTCGAGGACGTCGGCTTTGAGGCGCTTGAACGCATCCTCGGACAAGTCGAAGAACTCCGACCCCTCGCCCTTGAGATCGCCCTTGGTGACGAGCGTCGGCTTGATGCCCGTCTGCGCCAGCCAGTCGGCGATCGACAGGTGCATGTAGATGACACCGACCGATCCGGTGCCGCCGGTGCGTGGCACCGTGATATGATCGGCAGCCGACGCCAAGGCGTAGGCGGCGGAATAGGCGTTCTCGCCGAGGATCGCCCAGATCGGCTTGATCCCGCGGGCGGTGTAGATCGTGTCGGCGAGATCGAAGCAGCCGGCGACCTCGCCGCCCGGGCTGTCGTGATCGAACGCGATCGCATCGACCTTGGGGTCCGCGAGCGCGCTCATGAACTGCATGCGGATGCGATCGTAGCCCGAGATGCCGAGCATATCGCCGTAGTACCAGAGCCAGCCGGGCAGGCGCTGGAACAGCACGCCGCGAACCGGGATCACCGCGACGCCCGCGACGACGTCGTAGGGGCGATAGCGATCGTCTCCATCCGTCGCCGCCTCGTCGACGCCGAACGCCGCCGCCTGAACGCCGCCGGCGGTCCGCGTCAGCAGATCCATCGCCAGCGACGAGGCCGCCGGCAGCAGCGCCGACGGCTTGTTGAACAGGCGCGAGGCGAAATGCGCAGCGGAGGTCATCGGCGACCCTTTCTCGTTTGCAGCGGGGCGGCCGGGGGGCTCGACGATGCCGGTGGCGCGTCGTCGATAGGCAACGCGGGCGCGAACTCGACACGGCGATCGCCGACTTCGACCGCGACGATCGCCGGCGCCGGCGTGCAGCGCGCCTCGATTTCCGCCATGTCCTCGTTCACGCGGATCGTCTCGCCGCCGATCAGGTGCACGACCGCGCCGTCGACCGCGACATCGAGGTAGGCGATCGCCGCGACCGCGACGCGCAGCGTGCGCAGGCCGCCGTAGCGGGTGACATCGATGAAGCTCATGCGGTCGGCTTCTGCGGCTTGGCGGCGGCGGCGGTCGCGCTCTGGTCGGCGCCGAACCATTGCGGGCGCGGCAGGCCGAGCTCCTCCATGCGACGATACTCGATCGCGCGCTGCTCGATATTCTCTTCCCAGTCCATGCCCTGCTTGGCGCACTCCTCCTCCATGGTGGAGAGGCCGGCATCGAGCCCGAGCACGACGCCCTGACGCTCGCTGACCGGGTCGACCCAGCCGCGCGCCGCGCCCAGCCAGCGGCCGCGCGCGTAGGCGGTGCGCATGTCCAGGTAGGACGGCGCATTGCGCGGCAGCGGCAGCTCGTTCCGCTCGAACGGCTCCTCGAGCCACGTCGCCAGCACCGGCGTTGCGGTGTTCATGTCGAACTCGTCGGTCCGCCGCGAATAGGTCTTCTCGGACTGGGCGATGCCGGCGCGCGCGGACGACCATGACGCGTCGGAATAGTCGTTGGTGACCTCCTCGGCCGAGGTGCCAAGGCACATCGAGAAGGCGCGTAGCATCTCGTGCGCGAAGGGCTTGATGTCAGCTTGGCCGCCGCCGGGTGCGACCGACTGGATCTCCTCGCCGGGCGCCAGCGACGCCAGCTTCGCGCCGGTGACGCTGACGTCTCGCTCGCTGTGGAAGTCGGTGCGCAGCCCCTGGTACCAGCCGAACGCCTTCTCGTCGTCGTCGGGGTCGTCGAGCGCGTTGCGAACCATGTCCAGGTCGAAAGGCGAGGTCACGTAGAGCCCGAACGCGGCCGCGACCGTCTCGGCCTGCAGCTTCACGCCGTAGAGCCGCGCCAGCATCTTCAGGCTGCGGATCGCCGGCGCGAAGACCGAGACGCCGCGGCTTTGCCCGAACCGATCGGCGTCATAGTCGTGATAGACACGGCGCCACCCGTCCGGATCCTCGCGATCGATCCGGTCCCAGGTCATGCTCTGGATCGAGTTGTACCAGTCGAACTGGTGAGCCTCGCGGATATGGTAGGCGATATGGACCTGATCGTCGTCGAGCTCGACGCCGCCGCGCATGTAGCGCGTGTCGGGCCCCGCCATCGGGTTGGACAGCCGGTCGGGATCGAGGCCCTCGAAGCATGTCGCATAGGTCGCAGCGCCCGGGGCGATCCGATCCTCGCGCCATTGCGCGACGAGCAGACTCTCGCCGTCGACGAGCTTATGCCCGAGCGCGATCCGGAACTGCTGCGAGATCGTGCGCTCGCGGTGGACGTCGTTGTAGTGGCCGAGATCCTCGGAATAGGTCCGCCACAGCGCTTCGAGCGCCTGGCGGTATTCGTTCGCCCAGACGGCATCGAAGCCCCGGCCGTAGAGCGAGAGCGCGCGATAATCCGGCTTCGAGACGAAGCGGTACGACGCGCCGATCGTGGAATCGAGGATGCGGCTGATCGCGCCGCTCGACCAGGGATCGTTGCGGCGCAGATCCCTTGCCCGCCCCGCCACGCGGTCGCGGTAGAGGTTGATCTCGGTGTCGGGCGAGCGGACCTGCGGGAACCAGTCGCCCATCTCGGGCGAGAAGATGTCGGCCGCCCCGTAGGGGAAGAGACCCTGCGGCCCGCCGCCCAGGCCGGCGCGCATACGACCACCGCCCGATCGCGCCGCCGCCGGCACGCGCGGCGCGGCGGCCGGTGCCAGCGCCGATCCGCGCGCGATCCGCTGCGCCGTCCCCATCAGAAGCGGAACCCGACAGCGCTACGCGGGCTCGAGACGATGCCGAGCTGCGCCTGCAGCTGACGGATCGCCATGACGAGCTGGGCGATGTTGGTCCTGTCGTAGGAAACGCTCTTGCCGCCGTCGCCCTGCGTGTAGCTCGCGCTGACGAGCTTCCGGCCACTCGTCAGGTCGAGATAGTCCTGCTGCATCTGGTTCAGCCGCGCCTGCAGCACGGTCGTGTCCATGCCCGCAAGCAGGCTGCGGCTGGGATCGTAGCGGGGCATGCGCGTCAGGCCTCCGTATCGATCTGCACGCCCAAATAACGGGCGTACCATGCAGCCAGGGCCTCGGGATCGTGAACGACGTCCCGATAGGCTGCCACGACGTGGTCGAGCGATATCATCGTCGAACAGAGCGACGAGACGTGGAACCCTGCCGCTGATTCCGTTTTGTCCGGTGCGGTGACGATCCAGGCGCCACCACTGATGGCCGCGCGACGGCTCGCATCGGTCCAGAGCGCGCCGCAGCCGATACCGTCGCACGCAAATGCCGCCTTTCCGTCGTCATCCCAGCGAACGCGGTTCCACTGCAGGACCTGCCGGTGCCCACAATTTGGACAGGGAACGGCGTAGCTGCGCTGGTCGCTTCCGAAAAACTCGTCCCAGATGGCGCTGAAACCGACCGCGCATGGCGCGCCTGCCACGATGGTCAGCGGCGCGGGAAACGTCAGGGTCCGCTTCTCCGCAGCCGCCAGCGCGCTCCGGTAACGGCCGCCGGGGAAGCGATCGATCTCGTCCGCAAGGACCACGCGGGAGGGGCGCGCGACGAGATCGTCGAGCTTCGTCGCCGCGTAGACCGCGACCGTACCGCGCGCTGCTGGTCCGACGGACCGTCTGAGGACAGGCACGAGCCGGTCCTGCTCCCAGGACTTCGCCATCAGCCCGTTCGGTTGCAGCGCCGCGACGTGATAGGGCTCGGCCTCGATCAAATGCCCGGCGATGTTCTCGAGGACGCTCGTTTTCCCCATCATCGCGGCGGTCATGATGACGACGCGACGGTGGCCGGCTTCCGGCGCCGCGGCGTCCATGATCCCGCGCTGATATTCGGCGCGATCAGTTCTCCAAGGGCCGGGAAAGGCGTCGTCGACGAGATGCCAACGGCGCGCATCGGCCCATTCGGACGCCGTCCGGTAGGTGCTGGGATCGGGCATGCGACCCTCCTCAGACCAGACGACGGCCTATGCGCTTGCCGTCGGAGCTTCGTTTCGCCGAGTTGGCGGGCGGGGCGGCGGGTGACGATGCCGGCGGTGAAACGACGACAGGGACGATCGGCGGGAGCTCGATCGCATCTCCGCTGACGGCCACCGCGGCGTCCGGCACCGCCCAGTGCGTGAGGGCGGCGCCGACGTCGGCCGCCACCCGGTTCAGTTTCAGGCCCATGTGGATGAGACCGCGCAATGCCGCGAGCGCATAGACCCGGCAGTCGAGGCGTTCGTTCGCCCTGCCGGGGATCGGAACCCATTTACGGACCTTCTGCGCGCCGTCGCCCTCGATCAGGATGCGCTCGGCGGTCAGCTGCTCGAACGCCCCCTGATCCCAGTCACCGTTGAAGTGCATGTGGCCCGGGCCCGGCACCGACTTGTGCAGCCATTGCCGGATCGCGTCCTTCGCCGCGTTCACGCCGATCATCACTGGCCGGAAGCTCTTCTTCGACCGCGAACTCGGCCGCTTCACCGGCCAGATCGGGTTGCGGAAGCCGGTGCGGGCGCTCTCGCCCTTGATCGCCCAGATCTTCCGCCCCAGCCGCGCCTTCGAGAAATCGTAGACCGCGTCAGTGTGGTGGCCGCCAGAGTCGTGGCAGGCCGCCTTGATCTCGAACGGCCGGCCGTCGGCGCGATACCAGACCCGCTTCAGCAGCTCGTCGAGCGCGGCGACCGTCGCTGGGTGCGACATTTCGCCGTCGATGACGTGATGCTCGATCGACCAGCTTTCCTCGTCGCGCCCCCAGCCGACGATCTCGACCTCGACACGATAATCCTGGGTGTCGATGCCGGCGGTGAGCAGCGCGACGCCGTCCGGCACGATGCCGGCGGGCCAATTTTCGCGGCGGGCGAGCAGCGCGTCGAGCGCGATCTCCTTTCCGCCGTGCCGCCGGTAGGGCCACGCCGCCTGCGTGTTCCACCAGACCTGCTTCTTGTCTTCGTCGCCCTCGGCCGCGATCCATTTGCGCGCGATCCAGGCGGGCGAGTCCTTCGGCCATGGGGAGTAGAGCTTGCCTGCCTGGTAGCCGGCATGCTCGTTCGGCACCGCCCATTCGCCGCAGTGCGCGCAGCGCGCACGGTAGACGGCGTGGCGATCCGACGCCCACCAGTCCCACACTTTGTCGATCGCCGCCGCGTCGCCGCCGCGCCAGAGCGTGTCGTAGGCGTCGAGCGGCGACTGACGCTCGCCACAGCATTCGAACACGCGCGTTTGGTGCCACCGGATCGTCGCCAGCGCACGCCGGCGCTGCCCCTCGGTCCACCCGACGCCGCATGCCTCGCAGTAAATCCGTGCGGTGTCGGTGCGGTGGTGCTTGCCGTCCTCGCCTTTGTCCCATTCGACGTGCTTGAAGAAGTCCGGCACCATGCGGTGGCCGCATTCGGGGCATTCGACCGACGCGCGGCGCTGGTCGGACGCGTTCCAGCTCGCCTCGATCCGGCTCTCGTCCTTCACGGTCGGCGAGCAGACTCGGACCGACAGCCAGTTCGGGAACGAGGCCATGCGCTCATCGCCGATGTCGATCGGATCGCCCTCGCGGGTGACCGGATACTTATCGACCTCGTCGTACATCACGATCCGGACGGGCCGGCGCGCCAGATTGTCGGGGCTGCCGGCACCGACCAGAGCAAGAAAGCCGCCCGGGAACGCCTTGAAGAGCAGCGTCTCCTCAGCCTTCCGGGTCTTCGTCGTCCCCATCAGTGACCGCAGCGCCGGGGTCGACGCGATCAGTGGGCCGACGCGCTCCTTCGAGAACTGCTCGGCCGCCGCCTCCTTCGGCTGGACCAAGAGCATTGGGCATGGATCGCGGTGGGCGTGGTACCCTGTGATGTTCTCGAGCAGCGACGTCTTGAGCAGCTGCGTCGCCACCATCGCGGTGATGACGTGGACGCCCGGCTCGGTGACGGCGAGCATCGGCCCGCGCGCGACCTCCACCGTGGCGGTCCGCCAGTTGCCCGACGTGCTGCCCGCCTCCTTGGCGAGCTTACGCTCCTTGTCGGCCCAGTCCGGCAGGCTGTCGCGCGGCGGCGGCGTCCAGCCGCGGCGGGCGGCGCGGCGGAGCCTGTCAGGCGCCGGAAGCGGTGAAGCTGACGTCCGGCTCGCCGAGCTCGCTGAGCAGCTGGTGGACATAGCCGTTCAGGGCCTCCACGACCTTGCCGGCGTCGTCGACGTCGAGGTCGGCGGCGAGCAGCGGGCCGATGCGGCTAGGCCAGTTCATCCAGGCGTCGCGCGCCTTGCGGCGATCCTCGAAGATGACGGACTCGGCGAGGGCGATATCGCAGACCGAACCGGCGGCGAGCTGCGCGGCGACCAGGTGCTTCAGCGCGAGCGCGTTCGCCTTGATCTGATCGGCACGCGCCTCGGTCGCGAAGCGGCCTTCGCGCAGCGCCTCGACGAACTCCACGACGCTCGCGTCGTCGAGCTCTTCGTCAACCAGGTTGACGTCAACCGCGTCAACCGGATCACGCCGATCGTCAACCGCGGTTGACGGCTTGAACCGGCCGGCAGCGGCCCCGCGCATCGCACGATCGGAACGCTCGACGTCGACCTTTCCGTCGACAATCGTCAGCAATCCCCGAGACTTCCACTTCGTCGCCGCCTGCTTCGACGCATCGTGCATGGCCGCATAGGCCGCGAGCGAGACGAGCGTCACGTCAACCGCCCTCCCCCGTCAACCAACTTTTCGGTTTCGTAGCTGGGGGAGCATCGGGAGCGCGCAATACCCGTGGCTCGGCAGGGGGGTGGAAGGACCCAAACCGATCAGGAGG